TCGAAAGCGACAATTTCCTCCTTGGAAAATGCGTTGGCCATTATCTTAACTCCAAAAAATGATGATTATTTCTTGCCACGCTTGTAAGCCATGACCTTCGACAGATCGCCGGTCTTGAGGGCTTCAGCGCGCAGCCGTTCGAGAGTCGAATCAACCGTTCCTGAGAGCCGCCCGCCACCATTGGCGATTGTGCGCTCTGGCGCGGTCGAGGCTTTGCGAGTGGTCACTTTCAACTGAGTCTCCAGTTTCGCAACCGCAAAGGCGAACTTCACGGGGTCGGTGATTGAGGCAAGTTCCTTGGCGCGCTTTGTGTTCTTGCCAAGTGCGTAAATAATCAACGCCGGGTTATCAGAACCTTGGATGATGATCCCCTGCTGCGTGACCGTCAGATTGTCCTGAGCGAATGCCTCGGACTCCTCATAGTCGCGCACCTTCAGCGAGGCTTTCGCCTTGTTGTAGGACGCCAGCTTCTCGCTCCATGCGTCAGCTTCAGCCTGCTGTGATTGGCGGGCCTTTGCCTCGGCCTGATCTGATTCGCGCTTGCGATCATACCAGTCGGAGAGTTTGCTTTCGTACAGATCGGAATCGTAATCGCATTCCTCTAGCGAAGGCTTGGCACCCAGCACGACCGGATTGTTCTCAGTCGGCGCGGCAGTCAGTTTCGCTTCGAGTTCACGAATCTTCCGCTCTTTTTCCCGGTTCGATTTACGCAATTCACGAACCCAATCAGGCGCGCGAACCTCTTCCTCTTGGGGTGGCGATTCCCCATCGATAGAAACAACCACATCGTCGGCATCATCTTCACCGCTGTAATCATCCTGGACGGCTTTGGTCTCATCCTGGCTGGTGTCAGTATCGTCGGTATCGATCATCACCGTATCGAGCGTGTCGTCGTTCTCCAGTTCTGCCTTGCTCATAGTTGCCCCGTCAAACTCACCCGAATTGCGCGGCGGGTGGGACCGCATCTCGATAGATGGTCACGTCATTGCCAAATAGCATTTGAGCAATGATCGCCACCACCTCTAACTCCTCGCGGTCATCTGCCAGTTTAAGCTGGCGCGATGCCTTTTGCATTTCAGCCCGTACCAGATCGGCGATAAACGCCTTTGTTGCTCTGGCCGGAATTAAAGTTTCAACATCAAGTTCTTTATCATCAATCTTAACGGTTGATAAGACGCTGCGTTGCGCCGGGATAATGGCCGCTGTTTCGGCAACTTGCGGCACCAGGCTAGCGGCATATGCTGCGGCTGCGGCTGCGGTCTCGAAAAGGCGGTTATCGACCTGATAGACGACCTTGCGTTTCTTCTTGCGCTCACGCTTGGTGGTGCGCTCCTCATCACCGCCGCCACCCGCCAGGATCGCCCCACCGCTGATCGTGGCGGAATAGAAAAGATTAATATTGTTATAGCGCGCATCCTGCACCAGCGTTTGGGTGCCGCCCGCCTGCACGATGGTCGCGGAATAGAAGACGTTGGTGTTGTCAAAGCGAGCAGGCAGCAGTGTTTGAGCAGCGCCAGCTTGCGAGATCGTGGCGGAATAGAAGGCGTTGGTGTTTGTGTAGAGGCTTGGCGCGAGATTGACTGCGCCTGCTGTGATCGTGGCCGCGTAGAAAACATTGGTATTGTCAAAGCGAGCCGTTTGAACAAGCGTTTGGCCTAGCTCTTCAGCCAAGGCTGAAAAGGGATTCTCCGAAAAAGGCGAGAAGCCAAACAACTAAAATGAGTCCTTTAGGTCAAAGCTGCGAGGCTTGCGCCCAGATAGTTTGAGGCTTCGTTGGCCACTGGCCCACCGTTACCGGCGGGTTGAGCGCGATAATGCGCAGAGCCTCCCGGTAAGCCAAGATGGCTGGGAGGTTGAGGATCTTGTCGGCGGTGTTCGGCAGGTCGGTGTAATCCGTCTCGGTGAGGAGCGTAGACGCCTGCTGCTTGTTCGCGCTCCGCATCTCCGCTTCACGCTCGGCAATCTCCTCCGGGCTGGCTGGGGTCACGACCCACGTCTGCGTCCACACACCATCGATGAGGACCGGCTCGCCCATCGTCAGGTTCTGCGTGTAATCGACGGAAGGCTGCGCCGCCGAATGGCGCGGGTACACACCCTGCGCGGCAAGATACTCGTTTGTCAGTGGGTCAGGGAGAACCACGCCGCGATTGGCGAGATAGAACTCCCCGAGAGAGTACATGGTAGCTACGCCGTCTGTAAGTTTAACGTACATACTACAAGTCCTGATGTACGATGAGCGATGAGATGTCCAAGCCGACCGCAAGCGCCGTAGCGTTGTTCGTGCGATAGTTTCGGAACGCAAGTGTTGTGGTCTTTGCAGGTAGTGTAGTGCCGGGAGTAGTATTTGTCAGCGTTCCTTGAGCCACCGACCCGGTGTCTAGGTTCGTAACTCGATATGTTACCTTGGTGTTGTCGCTCCTACTGCTAAACAATAACAATTCATACATATCTTGACTTAGCCTATTGGCTGGCCATGCAGCACCAAGGTCGATAGGTGTCTGCGCTGCGCTTCCGCCGAAGACGATATGCAGATTAGTAGACGTAGAAAGCTGCGCTACGCCAATCTGATTGATTTGCGCGCCGGGGTCCACGTTGGTAGGCGCAGTAACGATAGTGGAAAGCCCGACAAACATTCTTGCCCCCGATACGGTTGCTGCATCGCTGGTTCCAAACCGCGCGATAAACAAAAACCCGCCGTATCCGCTGGAACCTACGGAGCAGAACCTGCTGGACGTGCTATTATGGTACACACTGGTTAGCGAACCTGCCGTAGCAGCAGAAACAAAACCTACACGCGGCGCTTCTTGAAAGGCGCTACTTACGCCGTACGTCCGCGCAGTGCCGGTTCCGACAATCGTAAGGTTGGGCGGCGAACCTGGAAATGCAACCTGCGTTGTTTGCCCGATGCCAAACAGATACCCCGATGTCCGATTGCGCCCAATCATGGGGTTGAAGTTCTGCTGCCATCCCGCGCCGCTGATTTGCCTCAACAGTTCGATGCCGCCGACCCCTCCAGTCCCGCCAATAGTGTTTTCACCCAACGATAGTGAGCCATCAGCAGGAGAAAGAGAAGGTGAAGCCGACAATGCCAGAGGCGAGTCAGTCACCACAGCCCGTTCGGCGGGATATGTTACAAACACGTCCTTGGTGCCAGCAGAAAAGGGCACCAGCGCGCCTGCGTTGCTGGATTCCAACACGGTGGTGCGAGACAGGGTTGTGCCGGAGGAAGTGTAGGTGCCAATGCCCACTTCCCACTCGCTGCCTAGGGCTATGGTATAGTAGGTAGTGTTAGCGTTTCCAACAGCGGCAAACGACTGATAGCCGGTGGGAGCGGTCCCGCTAAGCGTTACCGTCCCTGTACCGACTGTCGTAGTCGTATCGCGTACGCGATCAGCCAGCACCAAAGCCATAACGAATCCTTAAAGCGCAAAGATGCCAGAGGCATTCCAAGTGATCGTAATGTCGCCGCCGTTTGGTGTTACCGGCAGATTGGTGATGCTGGTGTCCAGGAACGCCACAAGCGGCGAGGTGGCCGCAACGCCTGTGTCAACGTAGATCACCAGCGAGACCGCCTGCGATCCGGTCACAGCCGTGTAGGTCACGTCCGCGCCATCGAACACGCCATTGGTAAACGTCTTGGAACCAATCGTCTGCGGCGTTCCCACGGTCGATGCGGAGACGCTGCTATAGAACTGATCAGTTGCCGAATAGGTATAGCCCGCAGCCACCAGTGCCACCTTGACAGTGCCAGCCGACAGGTTGTTGTTCGTGGTGAACTGGAGAAGCTGTTCTTTCCACTTCGGATAGAGCGCATTGGCCATGATTAATCCTCCGTCTTTTCGCCGACGTATGAACCGTCAGCATTTTTGCGAATCACAACCTTGGCATTTTTAGGCTTGTTGATGCTTTCAACAATGCCCTGCATCTGCTCGGTCATGCGCGACTGATTGGACGAGATGCTATCAAACGCCGACGTTGCATCGTTGAGAAAGCTCGTCATTGCCGCAATGGTTGGGCGGATCACCTCGCCGACGCTACCGTTGCTATCCACCAGAATAACGGGCGGGGATGTTTCTGCGACCGGCCTGGGCGTTTCGATGACAGCGCGGGACTTCTCGCGCTCCACCTCGATATCGGACATTGCCTTAACCCTGGCCACCTCGGCCTTGATCTTCTCCGTCTCCAGCCCGATCCGGCTTTTCTCGACATCGCCAGCGATCTTAACCGCTTCAGCCTGCTGCTTGTACTGCATCATCTCGGGGCTGTATTCGAGCGTGATCCGCTGGGCCTCGGCGTTGATCTTGTTAACCTCGGCCATTGCCTTTTCGGACTGGGTGACGAGGTACTGCTGTTCCGCAGTTGGCGGCTGTTCCTGATTTGCCGCCGCTTCCATCTGCTTGGCTTCGTCCTCGTTCGGCTTGACTATCCCCATCATCACCAGCTTGCGGCGGAAATGGTCGCGGATCTCGTCGATGCCCTCGCCGTCCATGTTCATGATGGCCATAGACTGGAGGACCATCTGCGTCTCTGGATCGGTCGTCACCTGCATCATGCCGGTGAGGGCGCGCACGGTGGCATCCCGGCGCGAGGTGAACGACGGCCCCACATCAACCGCCACATCGAACGTAGCCTTGCTCAGATCGTTCTCGTAGATGATCTCGCCGGTCTCGGCGTCGATGGTCGGCTTCATGAGTTCGATGGAGTTCACCTCTTCCATTGCGCCGACCGCCTTCATGGTGCGCTTTTCCTCGACGTAAATGTCACGCGCCATCGATAGCCAAATCTCACCGCAGCGCCGCACGGCCTTGGCCATGTTGGACATATAGATGAAGCTCTGCATATCGAGCCGGGTCTGGATTAGCTCGACGGCCTTGCCGGAAATGTTGGACACCATCTTGTCAGCCTGTTGGCTGCTGCCAAGAATCTCGGCCATGTCCTGCTCGGTCAACTGCAACAGCGCCGCCATTGCGGGCGGGATCGCGGCGGGCTTGGTATACGCAACCGGGCCGCTGATCTGGCTCTCACCGTTCGGGCCAGTGATCGGGTTAACGAGGAGATACGGATAGTTCCGCAAATTGTCCTCTGCCCACATCACCTGATGGCCTGAGACCTGCTCAGGGACAAGGATTGGCTTCTCGACCGACGAGAGCGCGCTGATCTCGCCCAGCTTGGAAAGCTGCATATTCTTCAGCCGCTGGGCGTCCTTGGCAAGGCGCACGTGACCCATGCAACGCTCGACGTTATCGACGAACCACCGCTTGCCGTAGACCGGAACGATGGGAATGTTCTTGCCTGCGATATAACCCTGGTCCTCCAGAACCTTGCCGCCGCTCATCAAATACTTGCGAACCCGGCGGCGCTTGACCCGCTTCTGGCGCACTTCCTTGGTGCCGACAGCGGCCAGCATTTGCTCCAGCGTTTCGTCTGCGTCGAAGTCAGCCGGGCTGTAACGCTCTTCATCACCGTTCAGGGTTTCAAAGATGCGGATGGTCTCGCGGGTTTCCTCGACCACATAGTATTCTGCGATGAACACCACATCAGGCGTGTCCCAATCAAACTCGGACTGGTGAATGACCTTTGGCCACGTTGTCGGATCGTCCTCAAACTCGGCGATGTAGGAGGGCCGGGTCATGGAGTAGAGAACGAAACAATATTTCGCGTCGGCCTTGTCCTGGCGCTTGGCGTTTAGATCGAAGAAGACGGAGCTATCGGCATCGTAGATCGGCTCCATGCGGATGCGCTGCTTGTCGTTGTTGTCGTCCTCGTCGTCCTCATAAACGGTGCGGAGACGCCATGCGCCATAGCCACCGCCGACAGCCTCCTCGAAGGCGTTGTCGTAAGCCTCTTCGGCCCCGCTATCGCGTTCGTCGGCACGGTAGAGACCGTCGCAGGTCTCGGCCAGCACATCGTTTTTGGAGCCGTCCTTGGATACGAAATCGACGCCAATGCGGTTGTTACGGTATTCGTTGATGATGCGGATGACGGACAGGTGAATCTTGTTCACCTCGAAGCGCGGCTTGTTCTCAAACTGGTCGCCTAGCGGGCCTTCCCACTGCGCGCCTGAGATGGAATAAAAGCGGCGATCTTGCAAACATTGCAGCCGCTCATCGCGCATGACGGATTGGCAATTGTCAAAGTCGGTCAGCGCCTGGGCGTGGACGTTTGTGAGCCGCTGGTCTTTGGTCAATCGCGCCACCATCTACCACCTATTCATCGTTGCCATTGGCGTAACCTCAACGGCCTTTCGAGGTGCCGCCCGCCGCAATGCTTCGCAAGCGTACCGCAACGCATCTATAACATGATTATCACGATCTTGCAGCACCGGCAATATCGCGCCCGTGAGTGGATCGACCTTGTAGCTGTAGAGGGTCAGTTCATCGATCATGTGCTGGCAGCGTGGATGCACCACGATGTCATAGTTCTTCAACCACTCGATGCCTTCCTCGACGGACTTAGGGCCTTTGACCGCCGCCATGATACGCGGGAAGCCGTTCTTCTGGAGATGGCTGATCGTCTCAGGCCGGGCGCTATCCGCCACGATCGGCCACTTCTCCGACTCCGGCACAGTCAGGAATAGCTCTGGCGTGTTGATGATCTCGCAGCCGACGCGGTAGGCTTCGTGGTCAACGTAGAGGGTGCGCCCGATCAGGTGGCAACGCACAAGCACCGTAGGATCGACCGCAAAGCCCCAGTCAGCGCCGAAGCGATGCGTTGCGTCTGCTGGTGCCTCAAACTCCTCGATGCGCCAGTTGGTGAACACACGGGCCTCGCTGGACGCAACGTAGCTGCCAAGCCAGACGTGCTTGTACTTGTCTGGATCGCGGCCCCGGTCGTATTCCATCTCGGCCTTGAGAACGTCAGGAAACCAAGGGTTGTCTCGATAGTTGACTTCTGCAACGACGGAGCCGGGCGGGAGTGCCTCGCCACGCAGCAGCGCATCGACCGGATCGCTATCGTGACGCGGGTTCCAGGTAAACCATAGCTCGGACCCAGGCTTGCGGATTGTCGGGCGCAACAGGTCAAGGGATCGCTGCGACAGGGACTGCGCTTCCTCGACCCAGGCGCAGTCGTAGCCTTCAAGGCTCTTGATGGAGTCGGCGGTGTGGTTCTGCATCCCCTGAAAGATTATCAGGCCGTCACCGTGTCGGCATTTGATCTGCGACTCCTGCACTTCGAAATAAGACTGGACGCCAAGCTGTTCGATCTTGAGTTCGAGCAGCCGCTTGACCGATTGCGCCAGGCTCTTCTGAATCTCACGGACACAGACCGTGCGGCGCTTCTGATCCATGACGTGCGCCTCGATGACCGCCTCGGCAAAGGCGTGGCTCTTGCCCGATCCACGCCCACCATGAGCGCCCTTGTAGCGGGACGGCGACAGGAACGGCTTAAACCATCGCGGGGTTTTAATCTTCAGTGTTGTCATCGATCACTTGACGCTGAATGCGAGTAAGCAAGTTGCCGTTGATATTCAGCTTGGCCGGTTCGTTGTAACCATGCATTGCGTTAAGTTCTTTGACCGCCGCAACCTTGACCGATCCTGTGCCTTCACGAAACGCCTGCACCAGCGCCTTTACCGACATTTCACGCGACCAGAGTTGTTTCTCCTGAACGCCAGCCCGTAGCTCAGTGATTCTTGCAAGAATCTTAGCATTCTTCATCATGCGACTGGCCAGCGGATAGATGCTATTGTCCGTCATATTGTTGCCAGCGTAAGCCGCCCGATAGGAATCAGCCTGGCCCAGACCGTCAGCGATGCCCTGAGCGAACGCCTCCTGCTTTGCGGTGAGATTAACGTGAGGCATTCTTTTCTCTCTTGCCACTTTCTGTGTTTGTGATATTCAAAATTGCACAACGGAGGAAGCTATGACAAATCTCGATATACATCAATCTAACTGCCTGGCCAATGCGGCTTACTTTACCGCCATTCGTGGTCGCGATCCTCGCACTCGCATTCGTGCAGAGTTCGATACGATTGATGCGGCCAAAGCATACGCCACCGCATTCGGCGACGGCTGCACCATGATTTACGCCGTTACGGCAAAAGGCGCTTCGGATCATATCACGAACGCTTGACCTGTTTGAGCTTCATTCCATATTCATTCGGCTCGGTTGATATTTTAATATCGTCGCGCCGGATGAGTTTCTGCGTCTTGAACGGGCGATAGTTTACTTCGTGATGAATGCGGCTGAACTTGCGCACCACTTTGCAATATTGCGGGTAGACATTCGCCAGCATCTGAGACTTCGCCAAGGTGCCAGTATCGGCGTATCTCTCGCCATCCTGCACCTTGCCCTCTGCATGGTAGAACTCTTCTGTGTTTCCACCCTTCAAAACCTGTGTGCACATTTTGTCTTGCAGGAAGGCATTGAACTGAATTGTGCACCAACCAGCGGTAAGCATATCAAGCGAGATAATCGTGTCCTCATTGTATCGACCCCGCCATCGGAAGCCGGTATCGTTACGGATTAGATTGCACGAATAAATGCGCGTGTTTGTTATGAACGGTGGCTGTTGAGTTTTTCTTGGGGCAAAAAAGAAATAATTAGGGCCTGCCATTGATACGTTTTTATAACGTAAAGCAAAATCTTCCATAACTCTCCAAAAACTAGAAGAATTGCATGGAACTTTTAGATTTTTATTTAATCTAAAAAACTTTGCTATATTATCATCCATCACCCAATGCCAAGCGTGGCCACTGGCGATCGAATGATCCCAAGCAAAATTGCGGGCAGGGCCGGGGCCTGTGCTTTTGTTCAATCCC